TATGGAACATGGTTACTTTCATATGATAACCAAAGAGTAAACTGTACTAGAGAAGTCATCGCTTGGCAACCACTCCCATCACCCTATCAGCCAAAGGAGGACGAACAATGACAGATCAAAAGATTAATATCGAATGCGTAACAAATGGATTTGAAGAAGCTACGGAACAGATTGAATGTCTGGCAGATGCATACGATGGATTTCCTGCCCAGGTAACTATAAAGAATTGCCATCATTGTACGTTTAATATACATCCCAGTCAGACAAAGCTTGTTGAACGTGCAGGTCATGAGGATGAAGAATGATGGATATTGAATATTTGGAGCGAAAGAAAACTGAAATCGTAGCTGAACATATTCGAAGATGCCACGATACAAATTTGTCTGAAGCCGAGAAGATTGTTCTTGCAGAGTTAAACTGGAAGATTGAGTGTCTGAAGAAGATGAAAGAAGGTGACCGCACATGACATCAATCCTGATCACAGGCACTTTATGTTTCCTTCTCGGACTTATCACAGGCGGTCTCCTGGTCGTCCTCTGCCAGGCTGCCAGTGAGAGGGACTGCATCTACAGCAGCCTGACCCTCATCCCGATCGAGGCGGGAGAGCCAAGGTTAGACTCCCAGTGCTTGATACAAACCAAAGAGGACGGCAACCATCTGTTGCTGGCGGAATATGCCGATGACGGCTGGACACTGACAGACTATCCAGGGATAAAGGTTTTTACCGTAGCGGCATGGTGCTATCTGCCAGAACCGATCAGGAGGTGAACGCATGACAGCCAAGGAATACCTGCGGCAGATCGCGGTGCTGGATACCAAGATAAACAGAAGACAGAAAGAGGTGGAGGAACTCAAGACCCTGGCCACCCATATCACGACAACGGCAGAAGGTGACAGAGTGCAGTCCTCGGGAAGCATGGACAGAATGGCCGGCATCGTGGCCCGGTGGGTAGACCTTGAGGAGGAGATAGGGCAGATGATAAACCGTCTGGTGGAAGTGAAGCACAGGATCATCGGAGAGATACACCAGCTGGAAGATGCGAGATACATCCAGCTGCTTGAGATGAGATATGTCGATATGGACACTTTTGAGCAGATCGCAGTCAACATGCAGTACGATATCCGATGGATTTACCGCCTTCATGGTTTCGCCCTGCAGGAGTTTGCCAAGAAGCATTTGACCAGTGAAAGCCATGTTTGACCTGTGGTATAGTGTAAGATGAGAAAAAGGCAGAGGAGAGATCCCCTGTCTTTTTTGTTGCAATCAATCGGCACTGAGTCCGGGGCCTGCGCTTCCGCCTGCTTTTGTTTACTTTCGGGGCGGCCTGCGTTAATCAATATCCCAAACCTCCTTTCTCCCTTCAGCAACCGGCTGAGGGTTTAAGGCCCCGGGCAAACGTGTTTTTATCATACAGGAAAGGCGGTGATAGCGATGTCGCTGGACCTCATGGAAGAGAAATTCGTGCATGAGTACATCAAAACAGGCGGCAACGCAAAACAGGCCGCCATTAACGCAGGGTACAGCCCAGACACAGCAAGACATGCTCGTGAGTGGTTGAAAGAAACCCCACCAAACCCCACTAGTTCAAGACACCTCCCTTTCAAGCCAGAACTTAAGAAAGCTATTGAGGACAGGCGGAAAAAGATAAGCAACGAGAATATAGCGACAACAGAGGAAATCATGAAGATGGCAACCTCAATGATGAGGGGAAACACTATGGAGATAGTGGTCTCCACCACAGGGAAGAAAGTGGAAGTGCCAATCAATATCAGAGAGCGACAGAAAGCCATGGATATGCTGGCCAGAATGTTGGGAATGTATCGTGACAAGGTGGACCTCAATGTCTCGCCTATCGTCTTAGAGGGATATGACAATGTCAAAGACTAGAAGGGTTTCCATCCCCGACATGGTGGGCGGAGGGTACGGAGCCTTCTGGAGATGCAAGAAAAGGTATCGGATCTGCAAAGGATCCCGAGCATCCAAGAAGTCCAAGACCATGGCTCTGTGGGTCATCTGCTCTATGATGAATTATCCCGAGTCCAACACCCTGGTGGTGAGGAAGGTCTACAGAACTCTCAAGGATTCCTGTTTCACGGATTTGAAGTGGGCGGCCAAGCGACTCGGAGTGGACCCATGGTGGGATTTCAAGGAGTCGCCACTAGAGGCTACCTTCCATGGGAGAAAGGGCGACCAGAAGATCTACTTCCGGGGCATGGACGACCCGCTGAAGATCACATCCATCGCAGTGGAGTCCGGGGTGTTGTGCTGGCTTTGGATAGAAGAGGCTTATGAGATCATGTCGGAGGACGACTTTGACATGCTGGACGAGTCCATCCGAGGCGAGGCGCCTGAAGGATTGTTTAAGCAGGTGACCATGACCTTCAATCCATGGAATGAGCGCCACTGGATCAAGAGCAGGTTCTTTGATGTGGAGTCAGACAATGTATTCACCCTGACAACCAACTACCTCTGCAATGAGTGGCTGGATGATTCCGACAAGGCCATGTTCGAAGAGATGAAGACAAGGAATCCCAGGCGATACCAGGTCGCAGGACTTGGAGCCTGGGGAATCGTGGAAGGCCTCGTCTATGAGAACTGGAGAGAGGAAGCCTTCACATTGTCGCAGATCGGAGAGGCTCGGATCCGCTGCGGTCTCGACTTCGGTTACACACAGGACCCGTCCGCTTTTTTCGTGGGATTTATTGACACAGAGAACAGGAAGCTGTGGGTATGGGATGAGGTCTACCAGAAGAAGATGTCAAACCGCCACATCTTCAAGCAAATATCCATGATGGGCTACGGCAAGGAGCGGATCACAGCAGACTCCGCAGAACCCAAGTCCATCGATGAACTAAAGAAATACGGTCTCAGGGTAAGAGGAGCGAGGAAAGGAAAGGACTCTATCAACAATGGGATCCAGTTCCTGCAGGACTATGAGATCATCGTCCATCCCCGATGCGTGAACTTCCTGACTGAGATTTCAAACTACAGCTGGTCCAAAGACAGATTCGGCAAGAGCATCAACGTTCCCATTGATGATTTCAACCATCTGATGGACGCCATGCGGTATGCCGTCGAGGACCTGACCAGGGTCGAGAGTCGGCCGGTCATCCAGACCTTCAAGGGAGGAATATAAACCATGGAATACAAACCTTATCTTCCACCGCGGCCGCTGCTGTGCGACCCGAGCGACATCAAGGACGGCTTCCCGTCCATGACGATGGTGGATAAATACATCGACTATCATGCGGACACTATCCGCAGATATGAATATCTGAAAAGCCTTTATGCAGGGCTGCATGACATCTATCACCAGCCTGACAAGGCAGAATGGAAGCCTGACAACCGCCTGGCGGTGAACTTCCCCAAGTACATTACCAACATCAGTTTCGGCTATGGATACGGAATCCCGATCAGCAAGAAGTTCGAGGACGAGAAGGTCCACGATTCTATCATGCAGATTGAGAAGCGTAACCACATCGTTGACCATGAAGGCAGGCTGTTCAAGGCCTGCTTTAAGTTTGGCCATGCCTGGGAGTTCTTCTATCAGGACGAAGAGCACCAGACCCGCATGAAGGTGCTGACTCCGATGCAGTTCTTCTGTGTCTATGACGACACCATGGAAGAACGGTCCCTGTTTGCCGTGAGATACGGCTACAACGTGGATGGCGAGATCTATGGCGAGGTTTACACCAGGGAAGCCCAGCGGAAGTTTTTCAAAACCCACTATGTGGAGGACCAGCAGGTCAATCCTTACGGCTTAATACCTGCTGTTGAATATATCCTCAATGACGAACGCATGGGGCTGTATGAGGACGTTGCGGGCCTTATCGAGACTTATAATCATACCATCTCAGAGAAAGCCAATGATGTCGACTCCTTCGCCGAGGCTTACCTGGCAATCCTGGGGGCCAAGGTCGACGAAGACGGCGTGCGTCGGATCCGTGACGACAGGGTGATCAATGTCTACGGAACCAACGACGCAGAGGAGATCAAGAACATTGTGGTCCAGTTCCTGCAGCGGCCGACTGCCGACGCAACACAGGAGAACCTGCTAAATCGTCTTGAAAGGCTGATCTTCCAGATTTCCATGAGTGCCAATATCTCGGACGACAGCTTCAACAACGTGGCAAGCGGTGAGGCTTTTGCTTACAAACTGCTGGCGACCGGCACCATGCTGTCGACCTTCGATACCAAGATAGCCAAATCCCTGCAGAAAAGATACAAGATCATCTGCTCGCTGGAGACCAACTCCCACGACCCGAACGCATGGGAGGATGCGGAGATCACCTTCCACCGGAACCTGCCGAAGAACACGGCTAAAGAGATCGAGAACGCAAGGAACGTTGAAGGTATCGTTTCTCAGGAGACCCAGCTCAGCCTCATGCCTTCCGTGGTCCCGGATGTGGATGCGGAGATGGAGAGGATGGCAAGGGAAGCAGAGGAAGCAAAGAACTCCACCGTCTTGGACTGGATCACTCCGGAGGTGACCGAGGATGCCGAGGAATGATTACTGGAGACAGAGGGAGACCATTCAGCGAAACAAGAACATAAGAGACCAGAAGGAATTCGATAAACGGATAGAGCAGATCTATCGTCAGGCGATGGATGACATCCAGAAAGAGATCGATTCCTTTTATGCTAAATATGCCAGTACTGAAGGCATCACCATGGCAGAGGCAAAGAGAAGGGCCAGCAGGCTGGACATGGAGTCTTATGCAAGAAAGGCAAAGAGATATGTCGAGGAGCTGGACTTTTCAAAACAGGCAAACGAAGAGATGCGTCTCTACAATCTGACCATGAAGGTCAACCGCCTGGAACTGCTGAAAGCAAACCTTGGCCTCGAACTGGTAAAGAACTTCGACAAGCTCGAGAAACTCTTCGGCAAGAGACTGACAGAGAAAATGCTGCAGGAGTTCAAGAGGCAGGCGGGGATCCTTGGCAAGACCGTGACAGAGACTAATGCCGCAAAGCGTGCAAAGGTCCTTGTCAATGCGTCCTTCCATAACGCCACATGGTCGGAACGGATATGGATGCATCAGGACCTGTTAAAGAACGAACTGGACGGTTTGCTCCGCAACGGTCTGATCCAGGGCAAAGGCCCCATAGAACTGGCCAGGGAACTGCGGAAGATATTCGCCGTGTCCGTTATGGAATCCGAGAGACTCATGCGGACGGAACTGGCAAGGGTGCAGACCGCCGCCCAGAAGGAATCCTTCGAGCGGAACGGCTTCGAGGAATATGAGTATATCTGCTGCGGCCTGCCCGACGCCTGTGAGGCCTGCAGGGCTTTAGACGGTAAGATCTTCAAGGTCAAGGACATGATGCCCGGGGAGAACGCCCCGCCGCTGCATCCTAACTGTCATTGTTCCACTGCGGCCGCCGCTGCAAACCGTGCGGAGTTTGATGCATGGCTGGATGCCAAGGAAGCAGGAACAACGAGCATGGGCTGGGAGGAGTGGAAGAAGAGATGATAAACATCACCATCACTGCCGACGGAATCCGTGTTCGTGGTCATGCTGAAGCAGGGCCAAAGGGACAGGATATCGTCTGTTCTGCCATCTCCACCCTCACGCAGAATCTGATCGCTTCCCTCGAGGAGCTGACCAACGACAAAATCCAATATGCTGTCAATCCCGGAAGGGTTGATATAAATTACAAGGACTTATCAGAACAGGGACGCCTGTTGGTTGAGTCCTTTTTTCTTGGGGTCAGCGGTGTGGCCGCCGTGAGCCCCGAACATGTGAAAGTGACCAGACATGAATGTCCTTAAACTTTATAGCGAGACAGTCAGACATGAAGACTTTAAATTATGGAGGAAGATATTATGAAACGAATCACCAGAACAGAAAACCGTGCACAGAGACGTCACGACACAAGACCGCCAAGACCCTGGGACCTGCAGCTCTTTGCGGATGATCCGGATCCGACCGGT